GCGGCAGGAGAAGACCGCGAGAAAGCGCCAGATCGTTTGGTGCCTCGCATGATTACTTACAGGTGATGTATGCCAAGTAAGTATGCAAGTGGTAAAAAGTCTATTGCGGAATGTGACCGCTGTGGATTTAGGTACTTGTTAAAAGAATTGAAGACGTTGACGATCAAGACCAAGAACGTCAATATTAAAGTTTGCAAGACATGCTGGGAGCCGGATCAGCCACAGTTAAGTTTAGGCATGTACCCTGTGAATGACCCGCAGGCAGTGCGCCAGCCAAGACCGGATGTATCTTTCTGGCAGTCTGGATTTAATGGACTACAAACAAGTTTTAACTCTGGGCCATTACCATCTCAGAGTGGTTATCCTAGTGGTGGTAGCCGGATAATCCAGTGGGGTTGGAACCCAGTAGGTGGAGCAAGAGATATAGATAATGGACTGACCCCGAACAACTTGGTAGCTAGTACGTCAGTTTCAAACGTAACCATAAACTAGGAGTACGAGATGGACACAAAACAAGTTAAAAAGATTGCTGGTAAAGAAGTTAAGTCGCACGAAAAGCGTATGCACAAGATGGCAAAAGGTGGCGTAACTACTGAATCCATGGAAAAATACGGTCGCAATATGGCTCGTGCCATGAATCAAAAATCTAACGGAAGAGGTCGATAATGGCTAAGTTCTCGCAGAAGGTTAAGGGTAAGGAAGTAGGTCAAGCTGATGTGTATGCTGCCCCGCACGATATGAAGGGTAAGGCTACTAGCATTCAGGCTGATTCTGCTTACACCACTGGCGCTAAGGTTATGGATGACATGAACATCTCTGTTGCTGGTATTAGCAAGGGTAATACAAAACCTGTTAAGACTGACGGCATTAAGATGCGCGGCGCTGGTGCAGCGACCAAGGGTGTGATGTGTCGTGGGCCGATGGCATAAATGAACTACACCCAGTTAAAAGCTGCAATTCAGTCGTACACGGAGAACTATGAGGCCGAGTTTGAGTCTTATATTCCTACGTTTGTACAACAAGCTGAAGAGCGTGTTTATAACACTGTTCAACTTCCGCCATTGCGCGCAAATAGAACAGGCGTATTAACAACTGGTAATAAGTATTTGCCTTGCCCGCTGGATTTTTTGTCGGTGTATTCAATGGCGGTTATTGAGAACTACAACACTTCCAATGAGGTATATCACTATCTTTTAAACAAAGATGTGAACTACATTCGTGAAGCGTATCCAACGCCAGCAGATACAGGATTGCCTTCGTACTACGCTATTTTTGGCCCAGCGGTAAGTAGTAATACTGTGTCAAATGAATTAACATTCATACTTGGCCCAACGCCGAACGCATCGTATACGGCAGAGCTACATTACTACTATTATCCAGAATCAATTGTTACTACTGGTACAAGCTGGCTCGGTGACAACTATGATCCAGTGCTGTTGTATGGCTCCTTGCGCGAGGCTTACCTGTACATGAAAGGTGAGCAGGATTTAATCGCCAACGTAGAAGCAAAGTACAACGAAGCATTAGGTCAGTTGAAACGTCTGGGTGATGGCATGGAGCGTCAGGATGCGTACCGCAGTGGTCAGACTAGGGTGAGAGTCACATGACGATATATCAAGGACTGACTACAAGCTTCAAGGTTGACATTTTGAACGGAAAGCAGAACATAGCTTCCGACACATTGAAGATGGCGCTGTACACGGCGTATGCCTCGCTAGATCAGGATACTACTGCGTACACATCAGGTAATGAGATTAGTGGCACTGGTTACGTTGCTGGCGGTAAAACACTGTCCAACGTGACTATCAATAGCGGTAGCAATACAGTGTATGTAAGCTTTAGCAATGTAGCTTGGAATCCTGCTCAGTTTACTACCAGAGGTGCATTGATTTATAACGCAACAAAATCAAACGCCTCGATAGCAGTATTGGACTTTGGGGCTGATAAGATTCAAACGGGCAACAACACATTTACAGTAATTTTACCGCCTGACACAGAGTCCAGTGCGCTAATTCGTATAACGTAAGGAGTAATCATGGGTATCGAAAATTCTAAATCCAGTGAAATTGTTGCAAGCACTACTGCACGCAAGACTGGTTTTGTTGAAGGGACGTCGGCGGGCGGTGCATTTACTGTTACCTGCATAGACAAAGACGGTCATGAGAAGTGGGTAGATATTGCTTCTAACTTGGTTGTTAATACTGGCCTGCAAGACATGAACACTAAGTTCTTTAGTGGATCTGCTTATACCGCTGCTTGGTATGTTGGTCTGGTTAACGGCACATCTGCTTCTACTACATTCTCTGGCGGCGATACGTTAGCCACTCATCCTGGCTGGACTGAGAACAGCAGCTACTCTGGTAACCGTAAAGCGGCTACGTTTGGTACAGCTACGTTGAATGATCCATCGAACATCAACAACTCGTCTTCTACTGCTTCGTTTACCATGAATGCTAATGCCACTATTGCTGGCGCGTTCTTAACGAATGTGGCGACAGGCAACGTAGGTTTGTTGTTCTCGGAATCAGACTTCCAATCTCCTGGTGATCGTACTGTTGTAAGCGGCGACGTTCTGCTGGTTACATACTCGTTCAACCTTGACGCGACCTAATAGGGGATAAAGATGTTTAAAAAAGGCGATGTAGTTAAGGTTAAGACTGTTCTGCCAGAAGGCCCAATCGTTAAGATGCGTATGGACGAGGACGGTACTGTTTATTACCTAATAGAGTGGACTACGGATGGCGTAGCACACGAGCGTTGGTTCACGGAAGATCAGCTTGTTTCTGCGGGGTAATGTGTGGCCCAAGTCGATGGCGGCTATAGCAGTGGCAACTGGGGTGAGCCTGCGGCGTGGGGCTGTTCGGTTTACTACCCAGTAATCTCCAACGCAGGTTGGGGGTTAGGTGCTTGGGGTGATGATGTATGGGGTTTAGGTAACGGTGGTTTAGTTAGTGCATCTGATACGGTGGCGTATGTACCTGCTGTTGAAGTTAGTGTGTCTGAAACAGCTATTATTGCTGATGTAGTTGCAAGACCTAGCGAAGACATACCAGTATCTATTGTTGAGTCAGCCAATATTGCTGATGCGTCGCTTGGAAATATAGCTGCCCCTGTACTTAGCACCGTTTCAGAAACGGCTGCTATTGTAGATGATTCAAGCTCAGAAACATCATTTGCAATAATTAGTGTTGTAAATGAAGAAGCAGTAATTTCTGACACCACAAGCGCGAATGCAACATTTGTTGTGACGGTTAATGAAACGGTTAATGCAGAGAGCATATTAAGTACGTTAGGAATTTTTGTTGTAACTGTTAGTGAGACGGGCAACGTAATAGATTTAGTTTTCCCTAATGGTGTGTTCGCTCAACAAATTAATGAAGCGGTTAATGCGCAAGATAGTGTGAATAGAAGGCGGTTGTGGGAGCTAATTGAAACCGGAACTACCGAAGATTGGTCACTCATAAATACTTATTAGTAAGGAAGAATCATGGCAAGCACATATAGCAGCCTAAAGATTGAGTTAATTGGCACTGGCGACCAGGCTGGTACGTGGGGTAATACCACAAACACCAACCTTGGAACGGCTATTGAAGAAGCTATCACTGGTTCTTCCAACGTCACTTTTGCCAGCTCGAACGCGGCGATAGCACTAACAGATACCAACGCTACACAAGCTGCGCGTAATCTACGATTAAATTTAGTTGGAACAATTTCCAGCGTACAGACATTGTTTGTGCCTGCGATTGAGAAACAGTACCTAGTAACAAACGGTCTGTCTAACTCGGTCATCATTTCCAACGGTAGTAACGCGTCGCCGACAGGTACGACTGTCACTATTCCGACAGGTAGATCGGCAGTTATATTTAACGACGGCAGTAATATTGCTGAGACTACAAGCTACATATCTACGCTACAAGTTGGCAATCTAACGATATCAAACGTCACGTTAACCAACCCGCTGGATGTACCAGAAGGCGGCACTGGTTTAGCCAACTTGACTTACGGCAGCGTGATGGTAGGTAACAATACTGGCACGGTAACGCTGGTAGCTCCAGGCACAGCTAACAACGTATTAACAAGTAACGGCACACACTGGATTAGTCAGGCGGGATCATCCGGCGGTGGTATTACAACAGGTAAAGCTATTGCTATGGCGCTTATTTTCGGATTCTAAGGAGTTATTAAAATGGCAAACCCAAATATAGTAAACGTAACGCAGATCTACGGTCAGACTAATTATCTGACCCCTGCGAATACATCCACGCTCGTGCTGATTGCTAATACCAGCGGCTCTGGCAACGTGTTCAAAGTCAATCAGATTGTGGCTGCGAATACGTCAAATGCTGCTGCTAACGCGACAGTTCTTTTGTATAACAGCGGCGCGGTGACATCTGGCAACTTAGTTGTGACCAGTTCGTCGAATGCGTTTGCAGTTGCATCAAACATTTCTGTACCTGCGTATGCTTCGCTGATCGTGGTTGATAAGACTACGGCGACGTATCTGTTAGAAGACAGAGCGTTTATTGTTCAGTCTGGTACAAACAGCGCAATTACTTTTTCGGTAAGCTACGAACAACTTAGCAGCTAAGGAGTTGCTATGGCAATTCATGGTTATCCCGGTCAGATAATAAGTGCCAACGCGCCTATACCTTTTGGCTCAGGCATCTGGACGCTTTCGACGCTTAAAGGCTACTCTGCTGTCGTGCAGATATTTAATGCGACATCTACGTGGGTATGTCCTCAAGGTGTTACGTCTGTAGAGTATCTGGTTGTTGGCGGTGGCGGTGGTGGCGGTGACACTGGTGCTGGAAATAATGGCGGGGCGGGTGCTGGTGGTTTCCGCACTGGTTCAGGTTTGGCAGTTATTCCTGGTACGTCGTACACAATTACAATTGGTTCTGGTGGTGCGCTTAGTGCAAATGGCGCAAATTCCTCAATAGCTGCTGTATTGGTTTCTGCTGGCGGCGGGGCTGGTGGTCAGGCTGGGGTTAACAGCGCAAATGGTTTTGCTGGTGGTTCTGGTGGTGGCGGTGCCTCCACAAACCCAAGCCCACAAGGAACCGGTGGCGCTGGCAATACACCAGCTACTACACCAAGTCAGGGAAATAGCGGTGGCACTGCTTTTGGTAGCCCAAATTTCAGCGGCGGCGGTGGTGGTGGAGCAGGAGCTAATGGTGGCGATGCTGCAACAACTGCTGTGGCAATAACAGGTGGGCCAGGGGGCGCTGGGCTGGCTTCTGCACTTAGTGGAGCAGGTAGTTACTATGCAGGCGGTGGCGGCGGGTCTGGTAGTAATGGTGGCGATGGCGGGACTGGCGGTATAGGTGGCGGCGGAAAAGGCGCAAAAGTAAATACCGTAGCTGCTATTGCTGCTGTTGCAAATACTGGAGGCGGTGGTGGCGGCGGAGGGTTTTCAGGATCGCCCGCAAGTACAGGTGGCTCAGGCATAGTCATCCTTAGATACCAACAGCCCGGAGTTACTGTAGTTACGTTTAACAGTACGACTACCTACACAATACCGACTAATGTTGCTTATGCTGACTACCTAGTAGTTGCAGGCGGCGGTGGTGGAGCCAGAGCTTCTGCTGGCGGAGGCGCTGGTGGTTTTAGAACGGGCACAGGACTTGCTGTCATTGGTGGCAGTTCGTACACAATTACAGTGGGCAGTGGTGGAGCAGGCTCAACATCTACAACAGCAAGAGGGACTAGCGGAGGAAATTCCACATTTAGCACTATCACTTCTAATGGTGGCGGTGGCGGTGGAACCTATGAAGCTGGTTCATCTCCTACTGGTCTGGATGGTGGCTCAGGCGGAGGCGGCGGTGGAACAAGTGGCTCTAGTGGTGCTGCTGGTGGCGCTGGAAATACCCCATCTACTGCCCCATCACAAGGAAATAGTGGCGCAACAAGTGAATCTCTTACCAATGGATATGGTGGTGGTGGAGGTGGCGCTAGTGTTGCAGCCACTAATGGAAATGGCGGAAATGGAGCAGCATCTGCTTTAAGCGGCACATCAGCTACCTATGCCGGTGGTGGCGGCGGAGCAAGACTATCAGCTCCTGCTGGTGTAGGTGGAACTGGCGGCGGCGGGAATGGAAATTTTGGTGGCGGTAGCAATGCCGGAACTGCTGGTGTAGCCAATACAGGCGGTGGTGGCGGTGGCGGTTGGGATGGCGCTGCAGGCGGCTCTGGCATAGTTATCCTAAGACTATATTCATAAGGTGAACGATGAGTAATTATCCCGGTCGGATCATCACAAAGAATCCGGTAACAATATCAACCACATCAGCTTCAGGTATATGGACGCTGCAACAGGCGCTGCAAGCTATTAAATCAGGCGTGTGGCCCGGTATTGGCTCGACTGTTTCTACCAGTTTTACTGCTTCTGGCTACTGGACTGCACCTGCTGGTGTTACGCAGGTGGATTATCTGGTGGTGGCTGGTGGTGGTGGTGGTGCTGGTGGCTTGGCTGGCGGTGGTGGAGCAGGCGGATTTCTCACTGGCACAGGATTTACTGTTGTGCCAGGGACTACGTATGCTATTTCTGTTGGAGCTGGTGGGGCTGGTTCTACTACCCCTGGTTTAAGTGGAAGTCTTTCTTTGTTTGGCGGCATTATCGCAGCTGGTGGTGGCGGTGGCGCATCTGATACTGGCGCTCCAGGTTATGTTGCCGCAAAATCTGGTGGATCGGGCGGGGGTGCTGGATATAACGGCCCAGCAGGTTCTGGCAATACTCCTGCTACTACACCTTCACAAGGTAACAATGGTGGATTAGGAAAAATAGGAAGTGGTGGTGGTGGTAGTGGTGATCCTTATGGAACTGGTGGAGGTGGTGGAGCTAGTGCTGTAGGTGGTGCGGCTGTAGGAACAAGCCCGGGCCCTGCAAAATCTGGTAATGGCGGTGCTGGACAAGTATTTTCTGGAACCCCTTACGCTGGCGGCGGCGGAGGCGGTGCAGACTTTTTCCGTTTGCCGGGTTCTTTTGGTACAGGCGGAGCTGGTGGTGGTGGTTCTGGCGGCGATGGGAACGGCACTCCTGGAACCGCAAATACAGGCGGTGGTGGTGGCGGTGGTGGAAATAGCGGGACTAGTACCGGCGGCTCAGGTGGCAGCGGTATAGTCATCATCAGATACGTAGCCCCTGTTATTAGCTCTGTTTCTTTTACATCTACACAGTCATATACGATACCTGCCAATGTTGTTAGCGTGGATTACGTAGTTGTTGCTGGTGGTGGTGGTGGAAGCAATGATTTTAGTGGTGGTGGTGGGGCCGGTGGTTTTAGAGCCGGTACAAGTTTTGCTGTAACCTCAGGCAACACATCTACCA